CGAGTAGCAGACGAAGGCGACTCCGACGATGATAATAAAAAACTAGTGGAAGTTAAATTCATCGAACCAGGAATGTTAAAAGATATAAATAATCCAGACGAGGATCTGTAAATTTTGGGGCTCACTTTACCATCATACGCGAAAGAGTTTTTCGAGCCCGCTCGATTTAAAGTTATGTACGGAGGTCGTGGCTCTGCAAAATCCTACACTGTCGCGCGGATACTTTTAACACTCGGACTCAGAGAAAAAAGATTTATACTTTGTTCGCGAGAATACCAGAACTCAATCTCCGACTCAGTACACAAACTTTTAAAAGAACAAATCGAAGTCTTAGGATACGAAGACGAATACACAGTTACAAAAAATGAAATACGCGCGACAAACGGAACAACTTTTATTTTTAAAGGTCTGCATGGATCTGTCGACTCTATAAAATCAATTCCAGGACTCACAGACTTGTGGCTAGAAGAAGCGCATACAGTTTCCGCTCGATCATGGGAGGTCTTAGAACCTACTATAAGAGAAGACAATTCGGAAATTTGGGTGACTTATAATCCAGAAAGCGAAGACGATCCGACTCATGTTAAATTCACAGGCGAACATCCGCCCGAGAATGCTATAATTAAATTTGTAAATCACTCAGATAATCCTTGGTTTTCTGGCGTGCTAAAAGAACAAATGGAACACATGAAGCGAACAAACTACGAACTCTATCTCCACGTCTGGGAAGGCCAAGTAAAAACAAGTTCGCAAGCTAAAGTCTTTCATGGAAAATATAGAATAGATAACTTTGAAATAAATCCAAATTGGCATGGCCCGTACTTAGGCGCAGACTGGGGTTTTTCGCAAGATCCCACCGCTATAACAAAATGTTACATCGATAGAGTGCAGGCTAATAATCCGATGTCTGGTCGAAATAGATTACTAATTTCGCACGAAGCAGGCGGCGTCGGAATTGAAATAATTGACACACCAGCACTTTTTGACAAAATACCTGAGTCTAGATCCACATTAATAAGAGCCGATAACTGTAGACCTGAAACTATAAGTCACGTCGCAAGCGCAGGATTTTTAATTCGTGCAGCTGCTAAATGGTCTGGGTCTGTCGAAGACGGAATAGCGTGGCTAAAGTCTTTCGATGAAATAGTTATACATGAGAGATGCGTCAAGACTGCCGAAGAATTTCGAAAGTACTCTTATAAAGTTGATAGATTGACGGGTGACATTACAGTAAAAATAGTAGACGATTTTAACCATTACATAGACTCTATAAGATACGCACTTGAACCGATGATAGTTCGTAAAAAACAAGGCATCTTAGGAGTAGTCTAAATAAATAAAGTAAAAAGGAATTTACAGCATGACTAATAAAAAGAAAAATAAAAATAGCTCAACTAAAAAGAAAGAAGCTCCACGAGTTAATGATCTAGAGGCTGGAGTCTTCGGAGGAAATCCGTTTGCGACTGGGACACAAATCTCGCAAACAGATACGATCGAGCAGGAAATTCGCGGAAATTTAATTACTAATCAGAGACATTTACTTTCTCAAGTCTATGTGGAAATTGGTTTAGTAAAAACGATGGTCGATGTTCCAGTAGAAGACGCACTCCGCGGACACATAACTATAAATACTTCCGAACTCGACTCAGACGATATAAAAAAACTACATACAAAAATGCGTCGCGAGAAAGACATTCACGTCTTAGGTCAAGCTATTAAATGGATGCGACTCTACGGCGGTGGTGGAATTATCATCATTAACGAAGACAAACCAGAGGACGAACTCGACATTAAAAAAATAAAAATAGATGAAAAAATAACTTTTAAATCTGTCGATCTATGGGAGTTATATGGAAACACTGAGAACTATACTGACATAACAGAAAAACTAGAACATCTATCCGATATAAAAGAAGTCAACTATCGCTATTATCAGAACGAAGTGCATCCGACTCGCGTGATGAAACTCCGCGGAATACAACCACCAGCGCATTTAAAGGGGCGTGTTCATGGGTTCGGACTTTCAATTTTAGAGTCAGTAATTCGCTCAGTAAATCAATATTTAAAAGCGACGAACGTGGCTTTCGAAGTACTCGACGAATTTAAAATAGACGTTTTTAAAATCGCAGGCTTGACTGAAACATTAATGACTTCTGGCGGAGATGCAAAAATTCACAAACGCATCTCTTTAGCAAACAGAGAAAAATCCTACTTGAACGCGATCACTATGGATGGTGATGATGATTATATCCAAAAACAATTACAGTTTACAGGACTCGCAGAAGCTATGGAAGGTATTCGTATGCAAGTCGCATCTGACTTGAGAATGCCACTCACGAAACTTTTTGGAGTTTCAAGCGCAGGATTTAACTCAGGCGAGGACGACATCGAGAACTATAACGCTATGATAGAGTCGAGCATTAGATCCAAAATTGAGTTCGAACTTTTAAAGATGGTCGAAATAAGATGTCAGCAACTTTTTGGAATTGTTCCAGAAGACTTAGAAGTAGAGTTCGAGCCGCTTCGTGTAATGTCTTCGGAGCAAGAGGAAAATGTAAAAACACAAAAATTTAATAGAGCATTACAGGCGAGAACTGTCGGAGAAATTTCGGCGACAGATTTTAAAGAGGCGATGAATATTGATAATCTAATCGGAGTTCAACTAGATGTTACAGACGAACTTTTTGAAACAAGCGAAGACGCTATCACAGGTGACGAAGTTGCGCCGATCGGATCAAGTGAGAATGCGCCCGAAGCAAAGGAGTCTAAATAATGAAATTGACTTGGCATCCAGGTGTGCACCTAAAAGACATCGAGAAAGATATAATTGAAATGGCGATGAAATACTTTCAAGGAAATAAAATCAAAGCAGCTGAAAGTTTAGGCATTTCGGAGAGAACTATTTATAATAAACTAAAGGAGTACGAAGTTGAGTTACAAGGAAAAACAGAAGGAGCTCAGAGAATTGAGAAAAACGGGTCGAGCGAAGAAGCGACCGATCCCGGGACAGAGTCTAAATCCGATGATGAACTTTCCGCGAAACGCACTCTGCCCCTGCGGAAGCCAGAAGAAGTTCAAAAATTGCCATTTAAAACAACAGTCGCAAACTTTGCCAAAAGAGCAGTTGGTAAAAGTGAGACAGGTAATTAGAGATTATGTCGAAGCGAAAAAAGAAGAAGCAGCGAATACTTAAGGCTATTCCAGACGATACTATTTTAGAGGACGAAATTCGCGCGGAGATTGAAAAAATATTCCGCGAAGAGATTTTTAAGCCGCTCGCAAAGCTTCTCTCTATAAAAGAGAAAGAAGTAATCGTAAAAAATGCTGAGTCTAAGACTCCGAATTTGGAGAAAGCTATAAAGTCGGGCAAAGTTTCGTTTGATCGCGGAAGACTCAGCGGAGAATTTAATTCTAAAATTTCGAGAGAACTTCGATCACTCGGCGCGGTGTTTGATAGTAAAACAAAAAGCTATAAGATTTTAAAATCAAAGCTTCCGAAAGACATAGTCACAGCTGTTTCGGTGTCTCGTGACAGATTAACTAAGACTTTAGGCAAGCTAAATAGAGCTATTTTAGGATTGAGTTCGGCAAAAATTGCAGAGAAGTTGGACATCGACTCATTAATAGATAAAAATATATTTAACTTGGATAAAAAAATAGGCGAAACTTTAAAGGATATTTCGGTGCAGCCTAAATTAACTAAGACTGAGCGCGCTGGCTATGTAAAGGATTACAAAGAAAACATGAAAAAAAATATTGTTTCATTCTCAGATAATGAAGTTAAAAACCTACGCAAGTTGGTCGAGACTTCTTATAAAAGTGGAACACGCAGACCTGAGCTTGCAAAAAAAATCCAAGAGCGTTACGGCGTGTCAAAAACTAAAGCTAAATTTTTAGCGAGACAGGAAACAAGTCTACTCGCTGCAAAATTTAAAGAGGTTCGTTATAAAGAGGCTGGAGTTACTGAGTACATTTGGAAAACTGTAGCAGGATCTCCAGGACATCCAGTTCGAAAAGATCACAAGGATTTAAATAATAAAACATTTAAATGGAGCGAGCCGCCTATATCTAATAAAAGAACTGGCGCACGAAATCATCCAGGCGAAGACTTCGGTTGTCGCTGTGTCGCGCGCCCCGTTATGAGAGGTTTATAAATTGAAAGACAAAAAAGGAAAAGTTTATTATGGTTTGCATTTTACTCCAGGAGTAGCAGAGTATGCTGGCGAAGGCGGAGTTAAAGCAAACAGAATTTATATAAATAATAATACAGCTAAAGAGATGGACAAGACTTTCGCAGGATGTCCAGTGTTCGTCGATCATAAAGACGATATAACGGCAAACGATTTTTCAAACGCAGACGGATATGTAGTCGAAAGCTTTTTTAATAAATCAGACGGATGTCACTGGGCGAAGTTTGTAGTTACGAGCGAAGCGGGAGAAGAAGCTATAAAAGTAAATGGCTGGAAACTTTCAAACGCATACTATCAAACAGGATCGCGAGCGGGAGATGTTTGGCATGGAGTTCAATACGACGCAGAAGTTGTCTCAGCTGACTACGAACATTTAGCTATCGTAAGTAATCCAAGATATAAAGAGTCCGTAATATTAACGCCCGAAGAATTTAAGGCGTACAACCTCGAGAATGATAATAAATTATTAAAACTCGCTAATTCTAGTGAGAAAAAAATTAACAAAAAACCCAAGGAGAAAAAAGGTATGTTAAACTTTTTTAAAAGAGAACGTGTCGAAAATTCCGACTCACTAGAAAATACAATAGTAGTATTACCAAAAAGTGAAATGGAAATTTCAATCGCGCAACTAGTAAAAAACGCAGACGAAGTAGAGTTAAATAAAGACAAAGCAAAAATCGCCAATGGCGAGTCGCTTGTAACTGTTGATGGTAAAGAATTAACCGTTAATGAGTTAAAAGAGTCTTATAAAAATTTAATGGAAGACAAAAAAGATAACGAAGAAGACGAAGACAAAAAAGAGAACGACGAAGAAGACAAAAAAGAAGACAAAAAAGATAACGAAGAAGACGAAGACAAAAAAGAGAACGAAGAAGACGAAGACAAAAAAGAGAATGAAGACGAAGACAAGGAAGAGAACGAAGACGACGAAGAAAAACACATGGAGAACGAAGACGAAGACAAAAAAGAGTCTAAGAAAAACAGTTTTAACCATGATAAGCTTTTAGGCGCGGACAAAGTTTCAAACGAACAAAATCAAACAATCGTTTTAACTTCGGATAAAGTTGCTTTAGGTAAAGCAAGATACGGAAGCAACTAATTAATATTAATTAATAACATTAAATAAGGAGTAACAAGGATGTTAAGTACAAATCAAACCGCGCAAAGCGTAATAAAAGGAATGTTAGACCTAAGATTTAACACTGAAACAGTGGCCGTTATGGTCGATGAGTCAGAAGTAGCAGAAATGGCTCATGGCCAATTTGTAAAATTAGTAGACGGCGAAAGTTTTATTCCGAAAGTAGTAGCATGTAGTGCTGACTCAGACGAAGCTTTCGGAGTAGTCAACTTCTCTCGAAAAGAAGCAAGCTTTAGCGCAGGCGAAGCTATGGAAATCTCTCGTGACAGTAACGTAATGTATCTAGAAGCAAGCGGAGCTATCGCTCGTGGCGCAGAAGTTATTATGGATCTAAGCGAAGCTGGAAAAGTTTTAACAGCTGACGGCGCAGGCGCGGGAAAAGCTATCGTAGGTTATGCGTACGACAAAGCACTTGCTGACGGCGACTTGATTAGAGTAGTTTTAAAAACACCGAGCTTCAAAGTAACAGAAGCATAATTCGAGATTAGAGAGGAAATATTATAATGTTAAAAACAAAAATTAAAAATTCAGAAGGCGAGACAATTGTTCTAAATAAAATGGAGCAGAACATCGCAGAATATAACCAAAAAATAGCAAACAAGCTCGGTTACAAAGTAGACATCACTACTTTGACCGCTGTGATGAAACGCGTAGTAACACAGAAGTTTTTCGAAATTTCTCCAGCTGATTATATGCCTATCGTTGTCGGTGAAGGAGCTTGGTCGACTGAGTTAACTTCTTATAGAAGTTTCGATTTAGCAGACGATTTCGAAACTGGTGTAATTAATACTGGTTCGGATAACGCAAGACTTGCGACAGCGGATGCTGCGCTCGACTCTGTGAGTGTAAAAACTGTTAACTGGGCGAAAAAAATCGGCTGGACTTTACCAGATTTACAACATGCGTCTAAAGCTGGAAGCTGGGATCTAATTACTAAAAAAGAAGAAGCGAGAAAAAGAAACTGGGATCTAGGTATCCAAAAAATCGCATTCTTAGGAATTAAAGGTAACAGTGCAGTTCGTGGTTTATTAAATCAAGTTGGCATCACTGAGAACACTACGACTATTACTAAACCAATTAGTCAAATGAGTCCTGCGGAATTAAAAACTTTCGTGGCTAAGTTGATCGCTGATTACAGAGTTAACACAAAGCGTACAGCATGGCCTGATGTTTTAACAGTTCCAGAAACGGATTATCTTGGAATGGCTTCGCAAGCGAGCGCAGACTTCCCGATGAAAAATGTTTTACAACTTTTAGAAGAAGCTTTTCAAACAATTACTAAGAAGAAGACTTTTAAAATTATGCCATTATCTTATGGTGACGCAGACTATAACGACATCGGAAAACAGGTATATGCTTTGTATTCTCTTTCGGACAGTTCATTAAGAATGGATATTCCAGTTGATTACACAAATACTATGTCTAACTCTATTGACGGATTTAGTTTCCAAAACGTAGGTTACGGACAATTCACTGGAGCACTTGCTTACAGACCAGATGAGTTAATGTATTTTACACATGAGCTATAAAATAAAATAAAGTAAATCATTTAGGGGCTGCTTCGTGCAGCCTCTTATTAGTACCGAGGGGAAATATCAAAATGCTAGTTAACATAACACTAGAAGACTTTAAATTGTATTTTAATAGAGACTTTCCCTTCGGTAGTAATATTGAGGAAAATGTTTTAGACTCCGATGTAATTCGCGCGATCGGAGAAGCAGCTGCATTAATAAACCAAAGACTTTTTTTGTCTCAAGGGGAATATACTGTGGGCTTGCAAAATCTCACTGCGCATATTTTAATTGTTAATTTAAAAAATTCGTCTGGCGGATTGTGTTCAACTTTCCAATGGCCAGCAAACTCCAGAAGCGTCGGAGGAGTTTCCGAGTCAGTGACAATTCCTGACTCAGTAATGAAGTCACCTTTTTTAGCTTCGCTTCTTTCAACAGGATACGGCGCAAAATATTTAGCACAAATTTGGAGTTTGACACGCGGATCTGTTTTTTCTGTGAGTGGAGCGACAACGGCATGAGTCGAAACGTCAAACACGACACAAAAATTCTCGACACTCTCGAGAAGATTATGCGCCGAAATAAAGCCACTGTTAAAATTGGCATTATAGGTGACGGAGTTGCGCGCGAAGACGGAGACATTTCGAACGCAGAAGTCGGAGCTATTCACGAATTTGGACAGGGCGATTTGCCTGTTCGGTCTTTTTTACGAATGCCATTAAATGAAAAACTAGGAGAAGCAGTTGAGAAAGACGGAATATCCCCCGAAACTATGCGAGAGGCTGTCAAATCCAGGGGCCTTAAAAAAATGCTTAAGAGAATTGGACTTCTCGCTGAGACAATTATCGGAGACGCTTTCGACACTGGAGGATTTGGTGAATGGGAAAAATCCGACTTCTCAAGAAAAAAGAACGAAGCAACTTTGGTAGAGGAACAAGAATTACGAAATTCTATAAGCAGTGAGGTGATTACATGAAGAACGGAAAAAATAAAAAACTAAATTCTTCTTCTAATTCACTTCCGAATGTTTCGGGAGCACTTCGCGGCTGGCAGCAAACAGTCTCGATTTTTAAAATCACCGAGGAGATTGTCGACTTCAGAGTTGTCGAAACTGAAACACAAATAGACTTTAAAGGTGTAATACAGCCGATGTCTGCGCAGGAATTATTTTTCAAACCAGAAGGACAACGCGACTGGATGTGGCAGACTCTACATACTGAAACTGATTTAGAATTAATTGTCGATGAGAAAGTTAAATATAAAGGAATTACTTATAGAGTTAAAAGTAAATTTCCTTTCGACAGTTACGGATATTATAAATACGATTTAATAGAAGACGATAACGTAGAACGTGGAGAGAACTCATAATGTTAGAATTAAAGTCAAACTCTCGTTACATAGTTCGCGGGGGAGAATTAAATTTCCAAGCTATCGGCGGAGTCGAGCCTTATACTTTCTCTATGCTCGAAGACACGACAGATAATGGATCTATAGACAGTGACGGGGTTTATACAGCTGGTACTGCGTTTGGTCGAGACACTATAGTAGTCACAGACGGAAACTCAGATACAGCGCAACTAGAAGTTGTCGTGATGAACCATTTTGAACTAGTTGCAGCTATTATAAATAAAGAGATGAACTTAGGTCCAGATCAAGTCTACATATATAATCAGAAGTTTATAATTCCTAAAGATGAAAAAATATACATCTCTATAGGGATTTTAAATACTAAGCCTTTTAGTAATATAAATAGACACAACAACGGCGAGTCGGAGCAGAGTGCGACTTTCATCACTGCTTTGGATATAAACATACTGAGCACTTCTCCAGAAATATTATCTCGAAAAGAGGAAGTAATTTTGGCTCTCAATAGCGATTATTCTAAAAGAATGCAAACTTTAAATAGCTTTCATATATCACCTTTGTCCAGTCAATTTACAAATGTTTCGTCTGTCGAGGGTCCGAGTATCCCCTTTAGATTTAACATTAACGTAAATATGACCTATGCTATAAGTAGGAAAACAAATGTGGATTGCTATGAGGAATTTTTAGGGGATTTTACAATTATAACATAACTAAATAATGAATAGGAGAAGTCTAAATGGATTTAGATATTAATAACATAATAAATATTTCGGTATCACAGACGCCAGTCGGGGTAAGTGCATATAATACATCAAATTTAGCTATCATTACGGATGATACTGCTGGCGCAGAGTTCGGGACAGATGGTTACAAAATTTATTTCAGTGCGTCGCAAGTTGCAGAGGATTTCGGAACAGACACAGACACATATAAAATGTCTGCGGCTATTTTTCAGCAACCACAAAATATTTTAACTGGAGGCGGATACTTAGTAGTAATTCCAACTTTAGCAAGCGAAACGCTAGGAGAGGCGATTGAAAGAACTGACGGATTAGTTCAATACTTTGGAGTTATTTCAAATCTCGACGTGAGTGACGTGGATTTAGCGGCGGCCGCGGCGGTTGTTCAATCTCGCGACAAAATTCTCGGAGTTGTTTCGATTGACTCAGCGGATTTAGACACTAGTGGATCATTCGATAATGTCAGACTCGCTTCGCAAGACCAAACAAGATGTTTATTTCATACAGATTTAGACGAAGGCTTATTATTTTTAGCTGGTTATTTTGGTCGTGGACTTTCTGTTAACTTTAACGGATCAGCTACGACTCAGACGATGGATTTAAAACCACTAGTAGGCGTTTTACCAGGCGACTATTCGAGCGCAGACATTATAAAAGCGAAAGAAGCTGGCGCAGACATCTATGTAACTTATGGCGGAGTGCCGAGAACGAAGACTTCTGGAGAGAACAAATTTTTCGATAGAGTTTATAACAGACTATGGATGGTCGGAGCTCTAAAAGTAGCTGGTTTTAACACTTTAGCAACTGCTTCCACAAAAATAGCTCAGACAGAAGACGGAGTCGACGCTTTAAAAGCAGCTTATATAAGAGTCTTAGAACTTGGAGTTACAAACGGATTTATAGCTCCAAGTGCTATTCAGGCGTCGACAACTTTCGGAGATCCCGAAGACTTTTACGCAAACATAGAACAACGCGGATATTATGTATATTCTCAACCAGTTTCGAAGCAACTTGCAAGCGAGAGAGCCGATAGGAAAGCTCCGCTTATACAAATAGCAGTTCAAGAGGCAGGCGCGATACATACTTCGTCTTTAATTATTAACATTAACAGGTAGGTTTAAAAATGAATGTAGTAGCTATGTCGGGAAGCGACACAATAGATATAAACGGAAGAGTACTAGTGGATTTAGCGGACGGAGATTTCGTCGGCTTAACATATCCGAACGACATCGCAGAATTAAAAACTGGAAAAAATAATAATTCTATTTATAGTTTTAATTCTACGGGCAGACAAACGGAGTTAACTATCAGGTTAATTCGTGGATCATCGGACGACAAATACATGAACGGACTTTTACAAACTCAACAAGCGGATTTTGCGCGAACGATTTTATTAACGGCAGTAATGTCTAAAAAAATCGGTGACGGAAAAGGAAACGTAATCAGCGACACATACATAATGTCAGGTGGTATTTTTTCAAAGCAAGTTGAAACAAAATCGAATGCAGAAGGTGATACGGAACAATCAGTTTCAGTTTATACTATGATGTATTCGAATAGCCCAAGAGCGATAGGATAATAAAATGAAATTACCAAGTGGCGCAGAGCTGGAGATAACATTATCACCTTTTAAAATTTCAAAAAAGTTATATCAAACTATTTTGAAAGCGATGAAAGGTTTAGAGATAGATCCAGGAATGGAAGTCGACGTGAGTTTTATTAAGGATATGATGTGCGAACTTCTTTCAAACGAAGAAGTGGAATTGGCTCTCGATGAGTGCATGAAGCGCGTAAAATATAACGGACATAGAATTAGCGAAGACACTTTCGAGGATGAGAAAGCGCGACAGGATTATATTTTAGTTTGTAAGGAGGTGGCACTGCGAAACGTGCTCCCTTTTATGAAAAACCTCTTTGCAGTGTTAGGAACAGCGCAAGAGGAAATAAATACACTTATCCAAGAGTAGATTTTTCGAAAGGCGACGATGAGTTATTAATTTTTTTAAAACTAGTTAAAGCAGGATACGGAACGCTAAAAGAAGTTCAAAATTTTAATGCGCGCGAAGTTATGCAAGCTTTAGCATACGATAATTTTTTAGTGGATTATGAGAACACTTTTCAGAGGTTGAACACAAATGAAAGTAGCTGAACTATTTGTAAAATTAGGATTAACGGGCGACAAAAAAGTTTCGTCTGGTTTGTCGAATGTAAATAAAGGAATGAGTTCGGCTGTCGCAAAAGGGCAGCTGATGGCGCAAGCTATTACAGAAGCAGGAAAAGCATTTTTAAAATTCTCACAAATGGGCTTCGAAGCAGGAACCGAAATAACGGTTTTTTCTGAGCGAACAGGATTATCCACAAAAAAATTACAACAGTTTCAATACGCGGGCGAACAAATGGGTTTGTCTGCTAAAGGTTTGACTTCTAACTTATTAAGTTTGCATCAAAAAATGTCAGACATAACTGCGCTCGGAGAAGTAAAAACAGAAGGCTTCGCGTACATGAGCCAATTTGTAGACTTCGATGAGTCTAAAGCTCAGAGTGATGTTTTTTATTTAGTACAAAAAGCGCAGGAGTTTGCGCAAACAGCACTCGCAAAAGGAAAGTCTCGCGGCTTTGTAACTAGTATTTTAGGAAATGCAGGTTTTTCCGAAGACATGTTCGCTCCGCTATTGTCAGGAGTTTTTAACGAGAAGAATTTTAGGAATGCGCCGATCATAGGAAAAGGCGAAGCTAAAAGATTACATCAAACTGGCGTAGCTTTCTCGAATTTAGGTAAAAAAATAAATCGCGCGATGATTGGACTCACTGGCAAACATGCTGGAAAAATTATTAAGTTTGTAAATCAATTAATTCCACCGATAACAGATTTAATAGGGGCATTATTAACTTTCGCAGACAAAGCCAAAGTTTTTGAAATTATAGCTTTGTCTATGAAAGGTATAGAACAAATTATAAATGGATTTTTGATCGCACTTGAAAAATTTGGTTTGGTTGAAATTTCTAAAGACGCAGAGAAAAAAATAAATGGCGGGTCGAAAGAAAGTAGTATATTTGGAGGCTTCGGTAAATTTTTAAAAGATAATTTCCGAGCAGCAAAGTTGGATGTCGACACGCTTCGAAAAAAACAGGAAAATAAATACGGATTTAAATCTGTAGCTCCGACTATAACTGTAAATAATAATCAGAACATAGTCGCGAGCGATCCGTCTGCGGTAAGCAGCGCAGTAAATCGCGGAACTTCCAAAGCAGTGACAGACTCTTTTAACCAAGTAAATAAAAACAGGATTGATTAATGGCTATTGATTTAAAACGACTTGCAAATTTTACTACTTCTTCGACAGCCCTTGCTGGCTTAGTTTTGGTGACTCCGAGAACAAACATCGGATACCAAGCTACGAGTCAGACAACGGCAAATAATACGCGACAAAATATTTCACCGCGAAAGTTTTTGTTCGACTTCGAAGCAGAGAACACCGCAGAACTACAAAGTAATATTACAGATCACTATGTAGAGGATAACAGTACTATAAGCGATCATATTTCACTCGCTCCTGAAAAAATAACAGTTCAAGGCTTTGTCGGAGAGTTGAACGACATAGCTCCTTTGGAATTAGAAGACGAACAAAATATAGCACTGCAAAAACTTTTATTACTAGGACAATTTACTCCAGATTTAACAGCGGCGGCTTTAATAAACTACAACGCGACTGCGCAAGCATTTCAAGCTGTACAGTCTGCAACTTCTCAAGGTATTCAGGCTCTCGCGAGTCTAAAAGGCGATGACATTAATGTAATCGGAAACGATGGAGTTGTTTCGAATGTTGGAAGCTCAGTGCAAACAAGACAGCAAAATGCATTTCAGGAATTTTACGGATATTGGAAAAACAGAACTTTGTTTTCCGTACAAACTCCTTGGGCGATTTTTCAGAACATGGCCATCGAGTCCATGAAGTCGATACAAAGCGCAGACAGTCAGGAAGTTTCCCAGTTTGAAATTACCTTTAAAATTATGCGTTTCGCTGGAGTTGAACTGGTGCAAAATGATTTAGAGCGACAGGCTATAGACAAACAAGCGCGAGCATCGGCGCAGTTCTCAGAGACAACGGATTTTGGTCGTGTAACGCCCGAGCCGTCTATCTCATTACTTTCGGTGGTGTAAAAATGTTACGACTTAATGAAATTACAGACGAAGCAAAACAAAAAAGAACTGTAATTCTTCCGAGCGGAGAAACTTTTATTTTACAAATTGATTATCTACCTCAACAGTACGGATGGATTATCAGAGAATTAATTTACGAAGAAGTTACTATTCGAAACTTGAGAATAGTTAACTCTTTAAATTTACTACATCAATTCAGAAATTTATTACCTTTCGGAATTGCCTGTATTTCAGACGATGACATCGAGCCGTATCACGCGGAAAACTTTCTTTTAGAAGCTTCGAAGCTGTATGTTTTAACAGAAGAAGAAGTGGAGCAGTACGGGAGCTTTTTACGCGGTGAAATTTAATAAGACATACACTCTCACTATAACTCAATCGGGCGAGCCTGACATAGTTATCAGTTATCCACTGACAATAGATTTTAATATTCAGCGATCACTGAAAGGCTCGGCAGGAGCGGCGCAGTTTCGGGTAATGAATTTAAAACCTGACACGCGCGACAGACTGAGGCAAGACAAAACCGAATTTACGTTTGACCGAGTGGCAACGCTAAAAGCTGGCTACGGCGACAATTTAAAGACAGTTGCAGTGGGGCAGATAAGAGAAGCGAACTCAGTACGAAACGGGACAGACTATGTTACTACTATAGACACTGTCGATGGTGGTTTTGGTTTTTCAAACGGGCGCATCGACGTGACATACTCGAAGAACACAGAAAAAAATGAAATAATTGACGGACTAATAAAAAGTCTTTCAAAGCAAGGCATCGAAAAAGGAGTAGTCTCTACTTTCGAAGGACAAATCTCGCGCGCGCAAGTGCTCAGCGGAAGTCCGACAGACATTTTAAAAGACATCGCGATCCAAGAGGGTGCGAATTTTTACATAGATAATAACAGAGTGTTTTTTTTAAAGTCAGACGAAGTTATAGGAACACAGAACACAGTAATAGAATTTAAAAGTAGCACTGGACTTTTAGGAACTCCCCGTAGAGAAGGACAATATATTAGAATAGATGTTTTATTTGAAAACTCAGTACATGTCGGACAAGTTATTTCGTTACAGTCGACAACTACCCCGCTTTTTAATGGTCAGTACAGAGTCCACGAAGTCTATCACAGTGGAACTATCTCGGGATCAGAAAGCAGCAAAGTAATAACCACAGTAGGAATGCTAAAAGGTACATTTAAAAACATAGGAGGGAATTAATTATGTCTATTAACGAAAAAATAACAGTCGCCGATTTAGTTGATGCGTCTAAAAGAGACATTAACATGAATTTAAATTCCCATGCGATAGCTATAGTTGAGTCTTTTAATGCGCAGGAGCAAACTATAACAGCAAAAATCGCTTATAAAAAAACTTATTTAGAAGACGGAAAGCGCGTTTTAATTGATTATCCGCTTCTAGTAGACTGTCCAGCTGTAGTACTAAGCGGCGGCGCATTCAGTGTAAAAATGCCAATTAAAAAAGGAGATGAGTGCATCATTTTATTTAACGATAGAGCGATAGACACTTGGTTTACTAGTGGTCAAGTAACTAATTTACCTTCTTCCAGACTGCATTCACTCGCAGACGGAATAGCACTCGTTGGTTTGCGCAGTCTAAATAGAAGCTTAGATGGATATTCGAGCGACAAAATGATAGTCGGAGATGATAGTAGCAAGTTAACTTTAGGCTCAGAAGCAACTTTAGAGAATGGAAACGCTAAAGTCAGTGTAAAAAATAAAATAGCTATTGAGAATAGTGCTGAGGATCTAAAATCATTATTAACAGATTTAATTACGCAGGTTCAAGCGATAACAGTTCCGTATGTAGACAACGGAACTCCAAAAGTTTCGGGGCCGCCAATTAATTTATCCGCGATAGCTGCTATAGCTTCGCGCGTGGGGAGTTTATTAGAATGAAAGTTCGATCGATTGATATAAATAGAGACTGGCTTTTCGGAAAAGGGCGAAACAACTATGTTACCGAAGACAACGCTATAGCGCAATCCATAGCGACAAGACTTAGGTCTTTTTTAGGTGATTGTTTTTTCGCGCAGACTGAGGGCATAGACTGGTTTAATTTACTCGGAGCTAAAGATCAAACAGCTTTAGGTCTTGCTGTTTCGACTACTATTTTAAATACGGATGGAGTAACTGGACTCAGTAATTTCAATTTTGACTTGGATAGTATAACCAGAGAGTTTAGAATTACATACGGAGTTAACACAATATACGGCGACTTAGAGAGCCAAATAAACATAGATTTAGAGGTTTAGAGATGCCAAATATTTTAGATGCAGACGGATTACAAGTTGAAACTCGAGACGAAATAATAGAACGTCTTGAAACTTCTTTTAGAACTATCTATGGTGCGGATATAAATTTAGACTCAGACACGCCCGATGGACAGTTAATAAATATTTTAGCTCAGGGTACAGAAGACATTTTGGATCTACTAGTTGCTATTTTTAATTCTTTCGATCCCGACAAAGCTATCGGAAGAACTTTAGACGCGCGCGCGTCTGTGAATGGCATTCAGCGACAGGGCGGAACGAGCACTATAACTGACATAACTATAACTACTTCGGACGCTGTTACACTCTACGGACTTGACCAAGATGTCGAGCCTGTTTTTACAGTCTCAGACGGCGAAGGAAATAATTTTAAATTAATTACTACGACAAACATCGCAAGTTCTGGTGACACAGTTGCAAGATTTCAATCCGAAAACACAGGAGAAGTTTTAACGACTATTAACACTATTACAAATCCAGTAACAGTTATTTTAGGAGTTACTGCTATAAATAATCCTACAGTTGCGATCGAGGTTGGAATTACCGAAGAGTCGGACGCAGCATTTCGTTTGCGCAGATCGAAGTCTGTAAATCTTGCGACTCAGGGTTATTTAACAGGTTTGATCGCTGCACTTTTAAATGTCAGTGGAGTTACGAGTGCATTTGTTTTTGAGAATGATACATCCGCTCCAGACGAAGACGGCACTCCGTCGCATAGTATTTGGCCGATTGTCGGAGGCGCGGGAGATCCTTCTGAGATAGCGCAAGCGATTTATAATAAAAGAAACGGCGGAGCTGGAATGCGCGGCGAACAAAGTTTCGAAGTTCCACAAATTGACGGCACTACTTTTACTGTCTTCTGGGACATAGTAGCAAGCGAGAATGTTTTTGTAGTAATTGACGTTACATCTATCGACGGAGTTAATTCGCCGAATGTCTCAGCTATTCGAACAGGACTTTCAGAACAACTAGTTACGCCAGTGAATGAAGACATTAACTCAAATATTATAGGATCTTTAGTTCAAGGAATAGACGATAATGCTTTGGTTAATAAAGTCAGACTGTCGACTGGTAAAACTCAGACTATAAAATTTCCAGCTGTTCCGACAAGTGGAGATTTTAAATTGTCTTTTAACGGAAACTCTACAGCTGCTATAGCTTTTAACGCAGACGCGAGTGCGATACAAACTGAATTAAGAGCACTTGCTGGACTCGACACTGTCACAGTCTCAGGGGATTACGCGACTCAATTCGACATCGTCTTCGGTCCTGAGATAGATACTGTTAACGACTTAATTCTAATAAAGGAAAACACTTTAGACACAGATCCGTATTTAGAACTGGGCGATACTATTTTAATAAAGCCAACTTCTAAGCGTTATCAGCTGACGTATGATTTAGATAATATAATTGTTTATAATATTCAGCTGAGTCCAAGTAATGCATCGACTACTAGTAATCAGACGCAAGTTTTTACTGCTTCTGGTGGTTACGGATCTTATACCTACGAAATTCTAGTAGACAGTTCAAGCGGCGCGACTATCGACTCTGAGGGTCTTTATACAGCTGGCACTGCGACTGGCATAGATACTATAAAAGTCACAGACGAACTCGGAAACTCTACGACAGTCGAGATAGGAGTTTTATAAAGTGGACACGAATGAAATTTTAGAATACTATGCAAGTCTCCTGATTTTACAGTATCAAGATAAGCCGCGCGCAAGTGAAACTATAAAAGCAGTAATTTCGCCATTAATTGCCGATTTTATATATTCAGATGTTCGCGACGGATTTAATTTAACGGGGGATGCTGTTGCTGTGGGTGTACAGCTCGATACTTTGGGGAAATACCTCGGAGTGAGTCGCCTTGGTAACAGTCTTTCGGGAGATCCAATTACTTTGAACGACGAAGACTTTCGACAGTTGCTACTTTTTGCATCACTGTCGAACAGTGCTGGAAGTTCTTTCGAGGAAATAAAAAGACTCATGTTCGAATTTTTCGGAGCAGCTGTCGAAGTCTACGACTACCAAAATATGAGAATGAGTTATGCCATAGATCCGATTTTAGGAACCCGAGATTTGGTAGAAGTTCTACTCTCTCAAAAATTATTACTTAGACCGATGGCTGTCGGATTAGCTGGCACAATTTATGCACCTATCGATAACGGATATTTCGGCTACAGCGATCTCCGCGGGACAAATAATGCTCAGGGATTTAATGAAATGGAAAGTTATGATTTAAATAACCCTTGGCTTTCATTTAACGATATTATTTAATAACTATAAGAAAAAGGATTTTCACATGGCCAAATTATTACCTAAAGCGCAGCGAGTTTTTGCTGAGAATGCAGTTGGAACAGATGTTTCACAGTACGGAACTTTAGCAGACGGAGCCCCGTTTACATACACGAAAGATCCGAAAGTAATTCAGGAGCTTTCGAATTTTTTAGACGGCTGGCGTGGAGCTATCGTCGGGGATAACGCTCCCACCTTGCAAGACATGAACGCGCTATTTTATTTAATTACCTATCAACTTGCTTATTTAAAACAAGCGGGCATCGGTGAATACGACACCGAAACAACTTATTATATAAATTCTATAGTTGCAGAGAATGGAATTTTATATAAATCTTTAGTTGATGATAATTTAAATGAAGTTTTAACAGACGATACAAAATGGGAAGCATTTACATTACCCGATGCATCTATTGAGCGCGTAAAACTTGCGAGAAGTGCGACACAAGAACAAATTGTCGAGTTCGATCATACTTATTTAAATAAAACTTATATCGCAGACACGACTGAAACGATGATTATAGGCATAACTAAAAGTGGACAAAATGAAGACATAGTAGTTCATTTAATGGGTGGAAATAATCCTAACGACACAAATCAAGTGCCAGGATTTCCTTATACGCATGATGAACTACAGGGATTAAAAATAAAAATTCGAAAAGCTCAGGACGGAAAAGGTAAACTTATATTAAAACAAAGATTTGCGGAGCTTGCAGACATCACTGCTACAGATGTCGTAGAACAAACTGGAAACGAAGTACTTTTAGGTTTAGGTGTTTTAAATACGCCAGAAGAAAGTGTGGAGTTCATGTATCTAAATGGAAGTTACACTATGATCGGACACTGTGACGGATCGGCAGCTACTAGTGACAGTTTTATATTTACAAATTTATTTAATAGTCCTTTTAGAGTTAACACTTTACAGCCGCTTGGATCATACTCTGCGCAGAACTCAGACGGAACTTGGGTATCTATTGATTTACAAACTCAAGTCACCCGACGCGGAAACAAATTAGAATTTAGCGGAACAGTTTCACCTAAATCTTTTATTTCCGATGCGGAGCTTAGGTTTTCTCTCGATGACTCTATCGACATAGACGCAACTTATTATTTTAATAGCAGAGTCGACGAAGACGGAGAACTGCAAGACGTTGTTATAGGTAATGCAAGATTTATTACTGCAACAGCCGCAGACTCAGAGAATTTAGTTGTCGTTATGGCAGCGGATGGTCTGACAAATAACGAAATTGTTTTTCGCAGAACTGGATCAAACGACGCGCAAGGGGAAAACGGAGAGCCAGCAACTTGGAACCTAGGCGATGCGATAACTTTTAATTTTTCTGTAGTAATAGATGATTGGATTTCTTTTTAATAAACAAAAACAAAAACCGTAGGAGGTTATAGAATGGAAGAAGTAGTAAAAGCAGCAACAGAAGCAGTGACAGAAAAAATGGATGTACTAAAAGTTTTAGTAGAGAAGTTAAAAGATCAAGGTTTGGAAATTGGTGAAGAAGCAGCTAAAAGTGTAATTCGCGCAGTTTTTGAAACATCTTTAGAACTAATCGAAAAATCGGAAAACAAGTATGACGATTTATTAGAGAAGCCTCTGGAAATTGCTTTCGACAAATTAATGGAACTTGCAGAAGACATTAATAAATCAGACAACGCGGCAGAAGCAGTGCCAGTAGAAGTTCCAGCACAGTAAAATGTTTAGTACTTATCACATGATCGCCAAAGCTTTGATAGATCAAGGCATGAGACTCGCCTCGCTAAAATGGGGCCTGTCTTTTTTAGGTGGTCCGATAGGTACAATTTTAGGATTTGTTTTTGCTCCAGTCTTAGGATTACTAATTACTGAGGGAATGTTAAAAGTTGAGTTCGCGCGCATAACATTTAGAACTAAAGCGGATGAAAAAAGATACCGCGCTGCTATTGATAGAGCACTGACAGCGGAAGGTAAATTAACGCCAGAAGAAAAAGCCGAATTTATTAGAGAAATTAAAGACGCGACAAAGGATTTCATATCAATACGCAAATATTTAAAACAGTCTTAGTACTGCTATCATTATTATTATTTACTAGTTGCGCAAAAATCGAATTGAAAAACGAGCGCATCATTAAAAAGTTATACGTGCAGGACGAACTTGTTTGTATTTTTGAAGTCGAATTTTTAACAGGAAATTCTCGATGCTTAGACATAGAGTACTATAAAACTGAAATAGAGCCATACGAAGTTATAATGCCAAGTGAAACATTTCAGTATTTTAAAGAGCTGGCTTTAAAAGCTTGCGCACTTGCAGGAAAAAAGAAAAAAAGCGGATGTTCTCATGATGTAAAAACGATAGATGATCATGTAAAAACACTCTACGATTTAACTAAAAAATACGGGAAAACTCTGCCATGAAAAAACTTTTAAATTTAATTATAGAGTTTTTAACGGATCTTTTTAAAAGAGACAAAAAAAGACCGAGTACAGATTTAAATAAAAATCCTGACTATGCTTATGGTTTAATTACAGATAAGAATGGTGGATTTTGGATAGAGGGCGCAGAAAAAACAAATAATAAATTAAAGACTCGCGGGCCGTATAAAGACTCAACTTTCAGAGGACTTCCAAACTTTTTAACTTTGCATTACACAGCTGGCCGCGGAGATGCGAAAAATACTTTAATGAGTGCAGAAGCAAACGGATACGCTTTCTTAGTTGTCGACAAAAAGACAGGAAAACTATTTCAAGCTCACCCATTAAATCGATGGGGCTCGCACGCTGGAAAAAGCGAGTACGATTATCATGGAAAAAAGCTGACTTGGTTGTCTAATCGATCGCTCGGAATAGAGGTTGGCTGCGCTGGACAGCTCAGCGGAGTCTACGACAACGGAAAAATGAAGTCTTTAACGACAGTAAAAAGAGTGAATGAATACAGAGGAAAATTATATCCTTGGTATGCTTTTAACCCGACAACTAAATTACTTTTTGCAAACGCTAAAGCTATCCCAAAGTCTAGAATTAGAAAAATTCGAAAGCAGATTTTTAACCAACAGCCAGGATTTTACGAGAAGTTTACCGCGGCGCAGGAAAAAACAATAGAAGACTTCATTCTTTGGTATGCGTCTATTAAACCCGACTTCGATCCTTTGTTTGACTTAATTTCGCATGATATCATTTCACCAAACAGAAAGTCAGATGTCGGGGGGTCGCTATCGCTTCCGATGGATAAATATAGAATTAAAATAGCGGAAAAAATAAAAACTCAGAGAGGCTTTTAATAAAAATGGAACATAATCATCACGCGCACGAGGAAATTAATTCACTAGTACAAAGTGCTGGTGACACGTCGCATGGTTTTATAGCTTGGTTACTTGATTTTATTCCTAAAAGTACTCAGACAGACAGAAGTCTTTCGGAAGTTTTTGCGAACTTAATGCCCCATAATCACTGTTTTTTGTGGGCGAAAGAACTTGTTCCATTTTGGTTTTCTGCAAACATGTTTATTTTTACCTCTTATTTAGTAATAGCTTCTTCATTAACTATAGTTTTTGTAAAAAGAAAAGAGATGCAACACATTTGGATAAGTTTGATATATGCTTTATTTATAGTAATGTGTGGCATCGGACATCTTATAATGGCTCTCAATATTTTTGAAGGGGCTTATATTTTGGAAACATATTGGCATATCGCTACAGCTATTATTTCCGTCGCTGCGATGCTTGTTACTTTGAGATTAGTTCCTGTTTTAATTAATGCGCCGAAACTGGATCATTTGTCCGAAGCTTTAAAGCTCGCGGAAAAAGTTCGTCGAGAATTAGAGGCGTTAAAAAAATGAGTTACGATAAGGATAAGGATTTTAATAAGATACTATCAGGTTTGCAGAGTGCGACTTCTTCGCTTTCGCAAGCTGTCGATCATATAAAAGAATATGTTTTAGAATTAAAAACAAAATCAGCTAATAACGAAAGCAGGCTTCAAATTCTCGAGAGAGAATATAACGAAAGACTACAGAGAGTAGAAAGTAGAAGCAGTGAGAGAATACACGCTTTGGAAAAAGAAGTGGCTGTTTTAAAAGTCAGCAAGACTTTAAATAATAATAATAATAATAAAAATGTTTTGGAAACAATCAGGCCATTACCTCAGAAAGAATTTAAAGAGATAGATTTAAAATTTTGGATAAAAGCAGGTTTAGGAGCCGCGGCTGTATTCACTTTTTTATTTAAAGATTTATTTAATTTCTTTTTAAAGATAACAGGAAGTGGCGGAGAATGATTAAGAGAAAAAAAATACTTATAATAGATGATTCGGAAGAATGGTTTTATTATCTTAATAGAGTTTTAAAAAATCATGATGTTCACTGGGCATTAAGTATAATCCAAGCGGAGAGAATGGTTCGTGTTATAAAATATGATCTAGTAATTTGTGATTACATGGGAATAACGATAGACGGAAAACCGCCGAAGCTTGAATTTTTAAAAGGTAAAAAACACATCGTATCTTCGGGAATGATTTTACAGAAAAAAATAAAAAACTTTGTTCCAAAAGATGAAATAATTAAATGGTTTTTAGATAACAAATATATAATAGAGGAGTAAATAATGAGCACACGCGTAAATAATGATAACATACATGAGAGTTTGGAAAATGTGACAGAGGATTTTAAATCTAAAATAATTCCTCTCGGTGGAATTGGCCCAAGCTTTTTGTCTTTAATAGTAACAGAAGGATCAGGATATACTTTCGATAGTAAAATAGAACTTTCAAATACTCCAGACATCGAAGCGAGTTGGATTGAAAAATCTGACACTGTCGAAACTGGAATAGACGATGATCCCGAAACAGGTCAAGGAGTTGGTTACGAAATAAATTCGGGAGCAGCATATTGTCGTTTCGATGTTTCAAACATAACTGGAACATTAACTTCGGTAATCGTTACATCAAACAAAGCATAATTTTATTAACATTTAAATTTTTTTTAGGGGGCCTATAGTGGGGCGTTATACAAATACAGTCGGAGATGGCGGCGCGTCTGGCGGCGGCGGCGAGAATACAGAAGCAGCCGAAGCAGCGAGAGATGCAGCGGAAATAAGTGCGACAGAAGCAGACGCAAGTGCGACAGACGCAGAAGCGAGTGCCGCAGAAGCAGAAGCAAGTGAAAGCGTAGTCGATACTGCAAAAACAGATACTATTACAGCGAAAGACGCAGCTATAGTAGCGAAAGACGCAGCTATAGTAGCGAAAGACGAAGCAGTAATAGCGAAAGACGCAGCTATAGTAGCGGAGTCTAATTCAGATAGCAGTGCAGTTGCGAGTGCAGCGAGTGCAGCTGCTTCGCTTGCGAGTGCTGGAGTAGCTGCTACAGAAGCAAGTAACGCAGCGACAGAAGCAGCAAACGCAGCGCAAAGTGCGACAGACGCAGCAAACAACGCCGCGAATATTGGAACTTTAGATGATTTAGGAGATGTCGATTTAAATACAGTAGCCCCTATAGTCGACGACATTTTAAAATTTGACGGGACAAATTTTGTTCCAGCTGTCGCAGCTTCGGGCGGCGGAAGCGGAGCAGATCCTACTGTCGAGAATATTTTTACAGCTAATCAACAGTTTGATAAGGATATTTTATACGGATTTGAAGCATTTAATACGGAAACAGGTACAGATCAAATACTGACACTTGATGATAGTAATATAACCTATTGGTTTGGAAATACTAATTCTAGTTTTACAGGAACACCATCAACTAGACATCCTAGTACTGCTACAGAAGTCTATGAACATACAATTGTAAATCTTAGAGCAGGAAAAACTCTGACACTTAGACATCAAACGGGGCCGTTTAGCGAAAGATTTTTTAGATTTGACGATGCGCAAGATTTAGTTTTAAAAGCACAGCAAAGTGCCACGTTTTTATTAAAGCAAGGTGCGTGGTCTTTAAAATCTTTAGGCGCAAAGCCAGCACTCAGTCAGGAAAGTGATTTAGATTTTACAGGTGAAGTAGACTTTCAAGGTCCAACTAGTTTCAGCGGATCAACAGATGCTATTTTTAACGAAGGTTTAGTAGTTGCGAAAAACTTCTCTATGAATGATGCGACAAGTGGAGCAGGACTGACTACTACAGGAACCGACATAGAGCTTCCTATAAATACTTCTAATTCGTATGCGTCTTGGACTGGCGACGCAGACACGACTGTAAAATCTCTGACTTTCATTCAATCATTTAGACCCGACGCGGCAACTACTCCGACATTTATTTATTTTTCAAACATGAGTTCTAATAACATTACTTTCAAACATGATGATCCATTAGAGACTGACTCTGCAAAAAGAGTTTTAATTGTCGGAGAAGCTGACTACACAGTAAAACCGAATGAAATGGTTATTATA